CTTCAAACGTCAAATCAGACTCTTGCCTAATGCTTGAGCCATCTTCAAGCTGCAGTTCATCGGCATCTTCTTTAATAAAGTCAGACTCAGTTGCACCTGCATCTGACTTACGGAAATACATCTCAACATTTGTGTCGTCAGGAATTAAACCATCAAAATCTGACCAAAGGTCAATCAACTCAGTGCGATCATCAATCAAATCACTTTTGTATAAAGCTCTAGTCGCAAGAATACGATTAAAGCGCACGTTAAATTTTGCGCCAAGATCAACAACCTTTTGAAAAATGTATTCGCCGCTAGAAAATTGAGTTCCAAAAAGACTGTCGATATTGTCGGTGAACCCATCTAAACTTGCAATATCGTCAAACGAGGCGTCACCGTCAAATATCAAGCCGTCGTATTCAGTGCTATAAACAACGTTGTTTTTTTGACCCGGAAATTCGCCAGGTGACGCATCCTCGCGGTAAACCTCGTAATCGTATTTGGGAATGGCGTCTGGAACGTTAATAACTGCACTGCCAGCGTTAGCACTACGTTGCTTTTGCTCATTGACAAACTTGACCAAATATTCACCGTTTAACAACGGCAAAGTTACAGCAGTTGTTCGCGCTTCAACCTTCGCAATCAAAACACTGTTTGGCCACGTTCCAGAGCCATCCGTCTTTGCGTTGTGGCGAATCTGTGCAACAAAACTTTCAAGTTTTTGACCGTTTGCTGTTGGTGCCCAACGAAGCACAACTTGATCACTGCCAATCAACTCAATCGTTATATCTTCAGGGTCAGGCGGCAGCACAATAGTGGCTTGGCCGTCTGAATCATCACTTGTTCCGCCAACTCCAATAACACGGTTGACAAAAGAATAGTCAGATTGTTTGCGATCAGGCTCAGGGCCAATCGCCTTAACCTCTACAAACAAACGCTTGTTTGGAACAAGATTGCTGGTAATATCGATTGAATTATTGGTTGTAAAAATAGTTGTGTAATTACCACCATCGCCAATCTTGTATCGAACTTTAAACTCAGCTGTTGTGCCTACAAGACCGCGAGTCCATGAAACCGTTGCACGATTTGTTGTATTGCGACCATCATCAACTTGTTGGAACGTGATGCTTAAATTTTGCGGTGCATCGGGCCTGTCTCCATAAACAAAAGGAGGTGGCAAAACAAGGTTGCGATCAGGTTCCTCAACAACTTGATAAATACCGTCAACATGTTTTACTCCAATAATGCTATAAACACCAGCATCGCCTTCTGTAACAGTTAAACAGCGATATTTATTTAAAATAATTGAGTCGTTCTTAATTGCAAAAAGCGCATCATCCGGCGGTGGTTGCGTAAAAGAACTAGAGAGCGTAACTCTGACACCACTGACACTTGCAATCGCCCGAGTTTCTACCGTCCCATCAGCCATCACAACAGACAACTTATTGTTGCTGCCGCTGGGCAAAACTGCTGTTTGATCAAGATCAACAAAGTCACGTGTCGCTCCAACAATTCGACCAGCAAGTCGAGTGGTAAGTCGCATCTCATCAGACACCTCAAACACTTGACCAGGCAAAACGTTTAAGCCTTCGAGACCAACAGAAAAAGTGACTGTTTCGTCATGCAATTTTTCGGATTGCATGATCCACCGTCCCATGCGTTGGGCTTGATATTTAGAGGTACAACCAAAAGCAACAATGCTTTTCTCTTGTATGCCGTACTTACTGATTAGTGCTTGATCTTCAATAATAATAAAGTTTGGTTTGTAAAAATTGTCTGGGTCGTTGTATCTGACGCGAACCCGAGTGTTACGAGTTTTAAGTGATGAACCGCTGTAAACAAATCCACCGCCTACAACGTTTGAATTACTAAAAACATGAATAGCAGCTACGTTTTCACCGCCCAGTTCTCCGTGATCTGCGGCAATTTGAACGTTATCTGCCTTCCAAAAAAGCATCCCACGGAAAACGCTGGCCATGTCTTGCAGGACGTTGTAAGCCTCAGCCTGCGAGCCAATGACAGTGTTAATAGCAAAACGCGGCTCTGGCCCTTCAGGCGTACTGACAGGCTCATTGCAATAGCGAGCAATGTCAATTAAATCAACCCAGTTTAAATTTGACTGCTCGATAAAGTCCCCAGCACCATAACGACTGTTGGTAAGCAGGTCATAAAAACAACAAACAGGGCATGTTGTCCAGTGGGGGTCTTCTGTCAAACTGCCATCAAACGGCTTTGAATCATCAAATTTTAAGCTTCCGTCCAATCGAGAATTAACGTCAGTTTTAGATACTTGTAATACAGCAGCGTTTAAAGGTATTTTTACTTTTAAACCTTTTACGTCATACGCTCTAGAAGGCAAAGTGTTGTATTCCTCTGAATCAATACTTAAATATGCCAGCGCAGTATGCGGGTATGAAACCTTAACGCGCTTACCAATAACCATGCTGGACCAAATTATGGTGTCAGCTCGTTTGCTTGCCAATGGGGTTCGCTTTGGCAAATCTTCAAGGTCCGTAAACTTAATTTCAAAAGCCTTTTCTTTGGCTTGATCTTTGGCTTCTTTTTGAGCATTAGACAGGGCCGTTTGTGGCTTTTGTCCTTCGCTAATAAGCTCTTGCGTTCTTGTTGAAACAAAATTAGTGTCTATCTCATCCCCAAAATCAAGTTTTCGCACTCTAATACGATACGGAAATTTAAAACCACGCAAATCAATTTCTTGCGTTTCATACTGATACTCTGATGTTGAAATCCCTTTTATGACGTTCTTTTGGTCTGTATTAATTGAGGCAATAGGAATTTGTTTAAATGAGCCGTTTTGATCTTGGATTTCAACGGCTAGTTTAATTTGAGCAAAAAACAGCTGGCCGCGTGCCAAGCCTTCAGCAGCAACACAAAACAGTTTAGGAATCGTAAAAATTAATTTTACAAAATCAACTTCTGAGTCAGTAATGTCACGAACAACTTGACCCGCTCCATAATTGCGGCCATTTTTTTTGACTAAATTTGATTGCGTCAGCTCTTCGCTATAGTTTTTCCCAACCTGCTCTCCAACGGGTTCAATCGTTGTTTGTGAGTCAGAAAAAACTGTGCGACTTCTAAAATTGCTTTGATCCTGAGTGCCGTCAGTTTTGTCAACAAAAACAGCTCTTTGCTGTAACTGATCAAAAGTAACTTCTGTTTCATTTAAAAAAATGCTTTTGCGATGATGCACAAAGCCTTCAATCGGCCCTTCACAAATAGCGTCAATTAGCTTGAGATTGGTTTTTGAATTTAACGCCATTAGTCCTTGTCCTCCAAAAGACTGTAGCCGTATGCTTGCAATTTTAGCTTTGCATTCTCATGAACTGCAGCATCGAGAATTTCAACAGAAATTTTGACCTTTTTCCCCTTATCGATTCTTGGCATTTCTAGCCTGTGCCCAAACGTTACGTCTTGAGTCTGCAGCAACAAACCTTGGACAGTTGCGCTTGCTGAGGCCGCAACAACGTCACCACCGTCATCCTCGTCTTGAGTGACTTCTAGCTTTATTTGGTAATTGATAAAACCATCAATCTTTGTAGAGCCTTTTGCGCCTGCAAAATCAAATAGTCCTTTGTTTATCTGAAAAATAACATCAATTTTTTTTCGTTTGCCTGGGTTCTTAAAGTATTGAAGGCCCTCTTCTTCAAGAATTTCGCCTGCTTCCAAAGGCTTGTTGTCGCTTGGGCCAAAAACCTTGTTGATGACTACTTTCTTTTTTTTCTCAGAATCACTTGAATTAACAACAAGATCAGTTTCAGATCCGGTTAGCGTTTTTAACCCTCCAAGGCTCTTAAGCTCTCGCTTAAGTTTTTGTCCATTGATTCGCAATGTTTGCAGGCCAGGCGATCGCGTTTCAAGTTTTAACGGATCAGAGTCGTCAGCGACTTCAACGTTGGCAGCCAGCAAATGTCCGCCAGTAATTACACGCCCATAGATAACAGGAATTGTTGCACCTGTTCCAACGGTATTAGCGGGGCCAGTGAACGCATAAGACTGCTGCCCTGATCCTCCACGAGTAACACCTTCGGGGCCAGTGCCTCTAACGTTTGTTCCTTCGCCTCTAATTCTGTTAGCGCCAAGGTTGCCAAGCTGCGGCTGGGGCGAAAGCAAGTTAGCCGTGCCCTGCAAAATTAAACCAGCACCAACCGCGCTAAGACTTGTTCCTAAAGCAGTCAATGCAACCCCTGTAGCAGTTGCACCAGCAGCACCAGCTGCAACAGCACTAGCCCCAAAAATACTGGTCGCACCAAACAATCCAGCACCAGGCAGCAAAAACGACGAAGCGATTAAACCAGCGCCAAACAAAATTTGTTGGACTCCCCTGCCGCCAGAACCCGTGATTACTGGCACCACAAGCAATGGCTTGCTGCCAAACGGGAGATGCAGCTCGTCGTATCCCATAGACGCGCCGCCTTGTATTACCTTGTAGCCAACACCGTTCTTATGAGCCTCACACAACTCCTGCTTCAGCTTTGGATAGTTGAAGCACAACAGCTTGATCGCGTCAGCTGGTGTCCGTAAGTTGTAATACTCGTGCTGCTTGCCGTACTTTTCGCCAAGCTCACCTGCCAGGAGGACAAGTTGCATGACGGTAGACAGCTGCAGTCCTTTCCCAATAGTACCGCCGTAAAGGCTCTACTGCACTTATGCCATTCATTCTTTGGTGCAAGATCCTGTCACCGCCTACATAAATCGCAGCGTGCATCGGGGTTTTGGTCCCAAGCCTCATGATCAATACATCATGACGTTGGCGGTCCTCAAATAACACACGCTCAAACCCTACGGATTTGGCGTATTTCAAAAATATGCTTTCTGTACGCTCCAAATTTTCAGGTCGAGGAAAGTCTGGAATATCAATCTTCAGCAGTTGGTAGTAGTCCCGTACCAACGAAAAGCAGTCTTGCTTGCCGTACTCCCAGTGCTTTCCCATTAAGGGTCGATAGTTAACCATTGCTTGTCCGGCACAGAGTAAACGTACCAAGGCAGCTTGGTTTGGCTACATGCATTCCGGTCATGCTCGCTCACAGGAGTGCCCTCAGGATGCGAATGCACAACAGCTTCTATCGTTCCAGCAAACATGGCCCGTGCATAATCCA